GGTCCACCATCAGACTTAGCCCCACCCTTCAATTGCATTGCATTTAATACTCTCATACCAATTTAGTCTATTTTATATTTTTAAATCCAGATCTTCTTTTTTTAGAACTGCCAAAAGCCTTGTTACGACCTATATTTCTAAAAGGACCACTATACTTTAATTTACTGAATTTTTCTGAATTAACCAAAGAATTGTCCTCTGATTCACGTCTCTTAGTATAACCTCTATTTGACTGTTGAATTCTAACAAATGCAACTAATGCACCAAAGGCTACCAATCTATCCACGTTTAAACCTGGATAATAAGCTAGCATTTCTTTTAATAGCATAGGGTCTGGTATTCTTTCTATACCTAATGTGTTGGTCATAACGTTTCCGTTCTCATCAAGATCCTCATCTATTACTTCTCTTAAAAACTCTATAGCATATGATATAAGATGACTTTTAAATAAAGTACCTGTATTCTTCCATCCATACTCTTGATATACTGTTTTATTTGAACCTAGATCTTTTAAAAAAAGTATCTGCTGTTTAGGAACAAGATATCGTTGCTTTCTTTTTGCAATCATGTGCTGTATAAATAAGGATATGTTATTCTCAACAATTGTCCATGCATTATACCATTCAATGATCATCTCTAATCTTTCATGTGTTTTATTTATATCATCAAAACGTCCACACCATGCAGCAACAATCTTATCCTTTTCTATAAATTGCTCTACCTCACCAGAAACTGTAGTTCTAGTTACTTCCACTGCATTTTTATATATGAAAATACTACACAAAGAATCTGAAGTAGTAGTCTTACCTTCTGATACTGGATCAATAGAGCCATAGTACATTCCAAACGAAGGCTTTTTTACTGGTCTTTCCCAAACTACTATAGAACCAGTTTTATCTATTTCCTTTTTATTAACAGGAAACGTAGATATAGGTATCTTCCTTGTTCGTTTAGCTTTTATACCTGTATCATCTCTGTCTAACTCAATTAGCTCATAAGGATACTCTTTTTCCTCAATTTTTTTAAGTTGCTTACTTAATATACCTTGTGGAAATATAGACTCTTTTCTATATGCAAATGCCTCTGAAATATTTAGAGGCTTTTGTGATATTCTAAGTTGAAATTGTTCACCGCTTAATTCATTCTTCCATCTAGACCTTTCTATTTTTATTGCTTCTACTGCTTCTTCTACAAGTGAATTACCAAACTCGTCAATATAAGGAGGCATAGACCATTGCTCAGGGATAAACAATCCAGCCATACCAATAGTACCATCAGCATCCATTAAATTAGTTTCCACTGAATATATGTCATTTGCATTAGGATTTAATATCATTTCCTTTAAAGGCCCACATTGTTCAAGATCACCAACTGATCCTGCAGCAATAAATTGACCAGTAGTCATCATACCCGATGACATTGCAGGACGCAAATACTCATACGTCTGCATCATGTTTTTTGCAATTCCCGCTTCCTCATGAAAGAAATATGTACATGGACCACCTACCCCAGTAGTAGCATTCTTTTCAAAAGATGCTCCTTGTATTTTTGATTTAAGGCCTCTTGATGTTTTTCTGTTGTTTATCTTAACTTCAATTTGCTGTTGCCACAATAATACTTTTTCTGGGTTACTTGGTCTATACCAAGCAGTATGTTCATTTAAAAAAGTCTTATACTCTTCTAAAAATTTCCATGAACCTTTGTCATTAATATAATCTTTTAATGATGCACCAATTTTACAAATTGAACCTTCTTCAAACCAGTATTGATTTATAATCTTACCCATATGAAAGTAAGATGAAGCTATCTGTCTTTTCTTAAGTATAGCTACATGCTGATTATTTAACTCTGCAATAATTTCATACAGTGCCATATGATATTGTGCATCCCTTACTTTAGCAAAACCATAATGCTTTTCTTCTTTATCAAAAATAGGTAAAAAATTAAGCCACATATAATAGTCTCTAGTAAGATACCACACCTTGCCATTATCTTTATATAAGACTCCTGTTCTACATTTATTCTTTTGGTCTTCCCAATAAGCTGTAAAATCTTTAGATCTAAATGGTTTATTACAATAAAATCCTTGATCATTAAATATTCTAGCTTGTTTATTAAACTCTAAAGCTATTTTATTAAACTCATATTCACCAGGCTCTTTAAATATACCAGATAGATATTCTAAAAATAAAACATCATCATCAAATGTAGTTGTCTCCCAAACTCCATTGCTATATGTAGGTATAACTCTACTCATCTATAAGGATTGCAAATACATCACCTTCTTGTATAAGTAAATGATCTGACCCATCATGTTCCATAGTAGTAGGTAAACAGTGTTCAGTATATTGAACCATATCACCTATTTGTATTTCATCAACACCATTTCCTTTTCCAATAACAGTACCCTTAAACTCTTTCTTTCTAGCCATATCAGGTATAAATATTCCACCTTTACTATACTCGTTTTGTTTTTTTGGTTTTAGTAATAATTTCTTTCCCACTGGTATTACTTTTTGTCCCATCTTTAGTTTGTTTTACTGATTTATAATTAAATTCTGGCTCATCCCAATAACAGAAATGCCAATTTGTTTTTTGTTTATTCATTATATTTGATCATATGCTAATCCAGCACCTCCACGTACTGAACTTTCCTGTTCCTGTCTCATATCAGTAAATGCACCTTTATATGACTGCCTTATATTTTCAAATTTAGCAGCAGCATTGACCATAGCATTTATATTACCATCCCTGCCATGTTCAATTGCAGTTACTTCCATATACTTTGCTAATCTATCTAGCATAGACTTTATACCTACATATGCTCTGTAAGTTGGAGTTTCATAAAGTTTTTTGCATTTCTCTAAAGCATTTATAATTATCCCGTCTTCAGGTGATTCTTCTAATTCAATCTCTTCTATAATTATATCCTCTTTCTCATGTTCTGGTAAGTTAAAGAAAGGGTTTAGATCAGGGTTAGGACATGACATATAAAATAAATACTGATACACAGCCATATGTGTATCTGGATACTCTATCATAATACCTTTTAAAAATGGCAAAGCATAACAATGCTCCGTCAATACAACTTTACTATTTTGAATATCAAATAATCTTATTACCATAATTTTATATTTTATAATGCGTCTATAGCAGCTTTTACTGTAGTATAACTATCATTAACGTAGATTGGTATAGTAGATCCCGTTATATATATCTGACGTACATCTATTAAACTACCATTTTGCTGATAAACCGGGCCAACAGCACTCAACATGAGAGGATTTATTGCAATAAAAGATTCTGATCCTTGTACAATATATAATGTAGGAGGATTTGTTAATGGTGCTGCTTGTGCTAAATAAACTTGTGTTAATTGTATTGATGCCATTATTTTTTATCTTTTAACCACGTTATAATTGAATTTACTTCATCTTTTAAGTATGGAAGTTCATATATTTTTACTTCTTCTAATACAGGTTCTCCATTAACATGTTCATTAATGGGATATCCATTTGAGTCTTCTCCTACTTTTTTAAACTTTACATGCTGTATTGTAAGCTTTCCTATTTTAAGTTTAGGGTTATGCTTTTTAATAATATAAGCATAAATACTGAGTTGTAAGTTATAATGATTAAGATTACAGTCATCTAAATGATTAACTGGTATATACATTTTATTTGTAATTCCTTCCCAGTTAGTAAAGCCTTTTTCCTTTATTTCTTTATTTGTTTTGTAATCATTAATGTTTATTTGTCCATTAACAATTTCAACAACATCTGCTTGACCACATAAACCAGCGGATTTTAAATAAACTAAATGTTCTGGATATACACCATCTACTAGCTTTTGTTTAGGCGCAAACTTAACACCATCATTATCAATAATAGGCTTTATAATTGGTAACTCCACACCATCACGACCTATGGTATCTAACTCCATTATATCTGCTTCTCGTTGGTTATGATAAAAATTACCTAATTTTATTGCTCTATCTGTTTCACCATCCCATGCTGCAATAATCTCTTTAGGTGTCATACCATACCACTTAGACCTTTTATTTTTAGATGATTTTTTAGCTTGACCATCTCTATCAAATTTAGGTTTAAACTTAGATATAAAGGATGTTACACTTAACCATTTTATTTTTTCATCATTAGTACTTTCATACACATGACCTTCTTCTATAAATTTTAATGCCATAATTATGCTATTGTAGTATACCAATAACCATCTGTTGAACCTATTATAATAGGTATAGACTCATTATTGTATATATAGTTAATTAATACTTTCATTTCTATCTATTTGTTTATTTATTAAATCTTCTTGTTTTTCTGAAACATAAGCATACCAATAACCTTTAGGGCACTCAGATGATAATGATCTTACTTTAAAAGCCAAACTACAACCGCAATCAGAACAACAGGGTTGTGTTCCAGGCGCTAGACAGTCATCACCTTTTGAATCAAATAAAGAACACTTAATGCATATTTGAAATCTATCAGTTGCTACTGCTTCAACATGCTCTTTTTTAAATATATTATTTTTAATACCATCAGCTATTTTATCAGCATTTTTAAATATATCTAAATATTTAGACCATTTACTTTTTATCATCTTTAAAGTTTTTTTTATTTTGTATGTCTTTTTCAATCTGAATCATTGCTGCTTCCATTTGATTAATATTATCTTTAATGTCTTGACTTTGTGCAAACCCATTGTAAGTTTGCTTTTGTATGTTACCTAACAAGCTTTTGTTTTTTAATATTGCTTTATTAAGTTTATTCTTTCTAATAAAAAATGTACCTAACCCTTCTATATTAATTCTAGGATATGCTAAGGAAGATACACTCTTCCTAACTTTTGAATAGTAAAATGATATAAAATCATCAACTACAGAAGGATGTACACCAACCTCATTGGCAATACCACTTTTAAAGTCTTTATGCTTCTTTGGGTTCACGGCCTAATATTTTATAATCTAGTAAAACTAAACCTGATGACTGTATATTTGCATTTGGGTTTAATGAAATAGTTTTTTTATTATTGCCATTCTTAATAACTAAACCTTTCTTTTCTGCTTTGGTTATTGCATTTCTGGCTGATTGAGCGCTTTTAAAAATACCCTTACTAACTGCCTCAATGCAAAACTTAGTTAACTCTACACCTACATTTTTAGATAATTCAGTTAAGAATTTTAAATCTGAATTGCTAATTGATATATTATTAAAAAAGCAATGTGTAACTATCTGATATTTAATTAAGGTATTAATATCAACCTGATGTTTTAAATCTACTTTATTTACTATAGCCATATTTATAAACTTAATATCATGTCAACAAGATCTGGGTTAGGATAACAATCTACTTTATCCTTTCTAACGTTGCCATGTGTTAATAATCCTTTTATATTTCCATAAAAAGCGCTTTGCTGAAAACCAAAAGCTTTTAATGGCCCATACTTTAAAATAAACTCTTTAAGCCCTAGTCTAATATCTATTTCATCTCTTTCTCCTACATATCTAATCCATTTTTCAGTCTCTTCAATCTGCTTATCAGAATACTTGTGCCAATGTAGCTTACCTTTAAACGGTTGCTTTAAAGTGCATATTTGAGACTCTATACATTTAGATCCAACATAAGTTCTAAAACTATTACCGTTTACATCTAAATATCCCATATTGCATATTTCTAAACCAACAGAATGACGGTTCATAAAACCTGAACCAGTTCTACCTAAATGCCATCCTTGACATCCATCTGGAAAAGCTTGAACCATAACACCATCAAACTCATTATTTCCATTTCTGTGATTTTGACCGCCTAATACAAACTCTGTTGCTATACGACCACGTGAATCCCTAGCCCAATAGTCTATACAAGCATATGGATTAGCATTACCCGCTGTATGATGTAATACAACATAATCATTTTTAATTGGACCTTTGATATACTCGTCTTTTGGTAAATAGTGTCTATGTACTGTTTGATCATAGTTAGTACTAAAGTACTCTTCTGATATATCAGTATCTTGATCTATTGCTTCAGTATTATCATAGTTTGCATTAAACATCAATATCCAAACATCAGAAGTAACAATGCCAGTTACTTCTATGTTTTTAGATAGCTGAAATCTTTCTACAGCTCTTTCAGTAAGTGGTCCAAATACACCATCGGCTTTAATACCCATTACAGTTTGGATAACTCTTACCTCAGAACCTGTACTTCCTAAACTAAGCTGTTTCATTTGACATTGCTTTAGCCATTGCCTCTTGAAATGCTTTTCCTTCTTGTGAATTAGGATCAGGAGCACCTTCACCTTTTTGAGAAGCGTATTGTTGAGCCATAAACATTTGTGCTTGCATTCTTTCAGCTCTAGCCTTTTCAATAGCAGCTAGCAATGTTTCATAATCCGCTTGTACTTCTAAGTGTGGAATGTTGTCTTTATAAAAAGCTGTTATCTCTTCTCTTCTTTGAGAAAGCTCTTCCTTTGACATTTGAGGATCTTTGTCTTGAAGATCTGTGTTAATTTTAGAATCAGACATTATATTTATTTTTATGTGATGAATAAAAACAAAAATAATAAAAATAGTTTAAATAAAAAAAGTTTACGTGTTTATTTTAAAACTAAGTTACGTTCTATTATATTAATTAGATCTTTTGCTTCGGAATACTGCCATATCCTAATTGTAAAAGAGGAATCTTCTATATACCAGTTTCCAGTAGCTTCGGCTTCAGCATTATTCCCAGTAAGGAATGATAATCCATTAATGCTTTTTTCAAAATAATAAAAGTCTAGTTCTAACTCCTCTTCTGTAACCAATACCTTTTGAAATCCTAATTCTATTAAATTCTCTTCTGTCATCTTACCATTTTACTTTATCTGCCCAATATGCAGCACTCATTTTACCTCTAGCAATATTCTTTCCGTGCCTTGCCTTAAAACTCTTACGCTTAGCTTTCATTTTAGCTGACTCACCTGCTTTTGGTTTACCTGCTGTACTAGCCCCTTGTTCCCCAAAGCGGATAGTCTTTACTTTATCTCCTTGTTTAGCTACAACTACATGAGACTTCTTAGGATGTCCTGGTGTACGTTTAGGTTTATTATACCCTGCTACTCCAGCTCTTGTTAGTCTTGAATCTTTTTTTGCTGCCATTATCTTTTCTTTCCTTTATGTAAACCGTGATTAGCATGTTGCTTACCTGCTTTAGTTGCTTTTCTTTTCTTTGCATTGGCTGCAGCTAGCTTTTTCTTTCCAGATTTAGTACTCTTAAGCTTAGATATAGTCTTAGAAGGTGCATACACTTCTCCCGTTTCGGATGATTTCTTTCCGCTTGCCGTTCTCCATTTCTGCTTAGTCCATCTAGTAAGACTCTTTTGCTGCTTAGTTTTTGCCATTACTTCTTCTTCTTTGGCATTGCCTTTATAAGTTTATCTATCTTAACAGCCTGTGCTTTATGCATAGCTGATGCCTTCTTTAATTGGCTTGATATTTCTTTTAATTTCTTTGCGTCCATCGTTTAATTTTTATTTTCTATAGCTTTTAATACTTGCTCTTTAGTTATAATTAACTTAAAGCTTAAATCAGCTTGCCAACGCTTAATAGGTTTACCGTCTTTGTATAATATGACTAACGGTACTGATTTTACTTTTTTCTTAAAACTTAGTGTTTGCCGTTCTAAATAAGCTGCTTTATAAGTTACACCCTCTATTTTATCAATCTTAGCCTTATTTGACCAGTTCCACTCAGAGTTTATTTCTAGTAAAACATACTCTTGAGAGTACATAGTGCAACAAGCAAACATCAAAAGTAATAGTGCTAAAGCCTTTTTCATAATTTACTTTTTTATTATTTGATAAAGCTTTTCATCTATTTTGTCAAGTTTTTCACTATTCTGCTCTACTTTTTCTTGAGTATTCATTATAGTCTCCCTAATCAATTGATCTTTTAAATCATATTCAGTTCTACTAACTTCTGGTTCTGGCAACTCTTTAGCTAACTGTATGTCTGCTTGTATAGCAAACCACATACCCACTGCGGTCACAACAAAACTCACTATAATTATTAATGTTTTTAAATCTAATGTTAATTCAGTTTTCTCTGATATTTTATTGCTCATTACCTTTTCTTTTTTACAGGACCACCAATTTTCCTCTTTGCGGTAGTGCTAGTTTTTCTCTTTACAGCACCACCAGTTTTTTTCTTTATAGGAAAACCATTAGCATTAAAACCTCGTTTACCTTTTTTTCCTTGCCTTGCTAAATCTTCACGAGCCTTTTTAGATTGTTGCATTGCTTTCTTTGCTGCTTTTCCATCACCATACTTAGCATGCACCATTGCTAAATCTGAATACATTTTAATATCTTTTTTAAGATAAGCTGTACTATCTGCGGTAACTTCAGTACCTTTTTGTGCTTTTTTAATTTTTTTCTTAGCCATAATTATTACTTCTTTGTTTTATATCCGCCTCCGTTTGCTTTGTAACGTTTTGCGAGCATTTGAGCTTTACGTGCAGACCACTGACCAGGAGCCCCACCTTTGCCACCAGCCTTGATTGAATTAAATAATCTCTTACGCATTCCAGGTTTAGTGTAGTTACCTGAACTGTTTACTGTACTCTTTTTCTTTGTTGGCATAATATTAAGCTTTAGTTACCTTTGGATAAATCTTATCTATTATCTCTTTTATTTTTGAACACTTCTCATATTCTTCTCTTTCTACGAAGTACGTTAACATGTTCTCTAAGCCTTCACGCTGCGGACCGTCATTAGGATCATAAGCTATTATCACCTCTTTGTCTTTATTGAATTCACTAGGAATCAACTCCTCAAACGTTAACTCACCAGTCAATAACAACCATGCATTATTATACGCTATATCTAAAATAACAGCATCTAACTGTATCTTCTCTATTTCTGTCAAACCTGCTGACTCATCATAACCCTCATTCTCCCAATTGCTCATGCCTTATTCTTTAAGTTATTAACCTACCTATAATGACAATATACTAAAATTTTAAATCCTATAAAAATATTTTACCAATAACATACCCCCGCACCATGAATTATTTTCACTATGCCCCTCCTAAAAGTTATGTGTTTGGCGTGCTTAAGAGGTATTATTGATTTGCTCCCCAATTAATTTTTGCAGTGAGGGTACCCCCTATAGTCGGGTATGCATCCTAATCTGCACATGCTAAATGCATTTTACCTGTACTAAAAAATAAAAAGTATAGGTACTGTGCATTGGCATGGCGGAGTACTATGGCACTACTCTGTCTACGTTGATTCATACTTACTATCAGTACATCATTAGCTTGTTTGTACTCATCAGTATTATATGTATGGTAGGCAGATCATAGCTATAGGCGGCATTTTTCAATGCCTCTGCTCCCAAACTATGTATTGCGCAGGTAATTGTGCTTATTATTTTAATCATTCAGGGATTGTATTACCGCAGTCTTAATCAAAAAAATCCAAGGAATTATGAAAAATTCATTGAATCTAGTATCAGTCCGTAAAAGTGAAGACGGAACTTATGTTCACTCTACTAAGAATCCTGACATAGGCTATGTAATCTATGAGTCATCAGAGCTTATGTATAACAATGGATGGCTTGACAAGAAGACTTTGTCAGCCTTAATCTTGGCACCAAAAGACCTACTTGATAGTATGGACCACAGTAAGCCATTACCTGGCAAGATTGTAGTGCGTGAGCAACTTGAGCCTATTAATGCCCAAGACCTGACATACAAATTAAAGTATGCTGGGGATACTGGTATTGTATGTATGCATGGGGATTCACCCATCTACAGAACTACAGAGTACACACCTGATACGAGTGTACAGTCTGTACTTATCAAGCACACTAATGGTGCTGAGATAAGACAAGCCAACAGCAATGTAGCTGTAGATAGCTTGGAAACGTTTAAGCAGGAAACTGTAGAGGCGTAACTGTAGTGCACTTCCTCTGAGCTTCGGCTCAGGGGATTAAAGCTTGACCTGAGTATGTCGCAAAAGACTCACATTTCAGATAGAACAAGGGTGTGTGTAATAGCACACCCTTTACAATATAGTACATTGGAGATAATACATATGACGGTATGAATCCATAGCATAACTGGAATCTAAAAATAATAAGTCAGCAGTACTTATTAATGCGCCAATGTACTATTTTTACCTATTAATCAAGTTGTAATGCGCATTTACACTTATCCTAAAACGTAGGGGGAAATACAGATATAACTTAGTCGGAGGTTCTGTACTTGATTAATAATATAGTGTGGGTAAACGTACTGATTAGTGCGTTTACTTACATACTATATGTAGACGTGCTTTTCAGCACATCTGCTCCCAAACTATATTTTGTACTCATCGGTCACTGTCAATGCATTATGTTGCATAGTGTTACAAGAAACAAACTTTTATTAACTGCAATTGTTACAAACAGTTATAAATTTGCTTGTTACAAGGCATATCAACCTAATTACGCAATAAAACATTGGTAATTCTATTTTATTTGTACGTCTCACTCTTAATGTGAGGCATCATACAC